GGGTGTGGAAGACCGCGACTTCTGTAAGCGTTTGGTGGACTGGGGTGATATCATCCGCAAGACCTTCTACGATGGTGGTATTGAGGAAATCATCAGCACCCGCCGCCTGGTTCATATCATCCGTGCTTACAGCATCTTCCAAGATAAAGGAAAAGCAATCCAAGTTTGCGTCAATCGTTTTGATGACGAAACCAAGCAAGCATTCCTTGAACTCTACGATAAGGTGGATGCTGATTTCAAGATGCCAGTTCAAACTGAACTGAACGTTGACGAACAGCAAGCAAACTGATAGAATATGAGGAGGTAAAAAGTGCCTCCTCTTTTTATGACTGAAACAACTTTTACTATTACTATGAGTGAAACAACAAATCATCTTTGGAAATATAACGAAGATAAAATCCTGAAAGACATTCAGGAGTATGTGACTAGTACTTATGGAAGTCACTATTGTGGTCACAATCAAGAATATCGTGACATTCAAACTATTGACCTGATGGCAGCAAAAGACCTTGCTCCTGGTTTCTGTCAGGCAAATATTTTAAAATATGGTTCTCGTTATGGTGATAAGGATGGACGCAATAAGCGTGATTTGCTGAAAGTCATTCATTATGCTATGCTCCTTCTTCACTTTGACGGTCACTACTCTCGTCAAGATAATGGTCTCTCTGAATTTCGCTGATTATTATGAAACTCTCTGATAAAACTCTTTCGGTTCTGAAAAACTTCTCTGGTATCAATCAATCTATTCTCTTTAAGGAAGGAAACAAACTTCGCACTATCAGTGTGATGAAAAACATTCTTGCGGAAGCAACTATTACTGAAGAGTTCCCTCGTGACTTTGGTATCTATGATCTTAACCAGTTTCTGAATGGTCTTGGTCTTCACAAAGCACCTGAACTGGACTTTGGAAATGATGGTTATGTCGTCATTCGTGAAGGTAAAATGCGGTCTAAGTATTTCTTTGCCGACCCTAGTGTAATCGTTACTCCTCCAGACAAAGAAATCAATCTTCCTAGTGAAGATGTTTGTTTTGAACTCTCTACGGAGCAAATGGATAAACTTCTGAAAGCAGCAGCGGTTTATCAACTTCCTGATATTTCTGCTGTTGGTGAAGCAGGTGTTGTAAAACTGGTTGTTCGTGACAAGAAGAACGACACTTCCAACGATTTCTCTATCGTTGTTGGTGAGACTGATAGCGTCTTTACATTCAACTTCAAAGTAGAGAACATCAAGATTCTTCCTGGGACCTATGAGGTGGTTGTGTCTCAAAAACTTTTGTCACGGTTTCAATCCAAGAACCACGACCTGTGCTATTATATTGCTCTGGAACCTGATTCGACTTTTGGTTGATGGACTTTTTACTTTATCTTTCTCCCACATCTCAAGAAGTTTACAAAATGATTTCTCAAAAAGTGCGGGTAGTTGAAAATACACCAATTTGCCGTCAATACGATATTTATGGGTGGTTTGATTCTACAAAAAACACTTTGACTTTTTGTACTAATAAAATCAAAAGTAAAGGTAACACTAGGTATGATGTAAATGAAACCCTCCTTCACGAATCTGTACACGTTGCTCAAGCGTGTAAATCTAATTCATCATATATGATTCCTTTTGGGATCTCTAAAAATCAAATGCCCCTTACTGAAAGGAGAAAAAATGATGTAAATATCTCCGTTTCTATGAATGGAGAAAATGTTAGAAGTCTTGAGCACGAAGCATTTTGGATGGAAGATAAACCAAATAAAGTAAAGTATGTTGTTCAAAAGTACTGCTTCTGATGAACATCTTCGTAACTTCTCCTTGGCCTGCTGAAAGTGCTATTTGCCTTCCCGATAAACACATTGTCAAAATGCCTTTGGAGTGCTGTCAAATGCTCTCCATTGTTGCATCTGAAAAATGGGGTCACGGGTATGGTTATCTCTATAAATCTGATGATACACCTTACAAAACTGAAAAAGGTGCGTTTCGTAATCATCCCTGCACCAAATGGGCACTGGAAAGTATTCACAATGCCTATTGGTTGATTAAGCACGGGTTGAACTTGTGTGACGAGTACACCTTGCGCTATAATAAAGTTCATTCGTGCTATAAAACACTTGTAGATGCTTATTATCTTTTTCCAAAAGGTAAGATTACTGAAGTAACTCCATTTGCCCGTGCTATGCCCGATGAGTATAAACTTGACACAAGCATTGACACTTTTACTGCTTACAAAATGTATATCGCATCCAAACCTTGGGTTGCATCTAATTATCTTCGTATGCCAGAACGAAAACCTGAATGGGTATGAAAGCACTAAGAGTTGATGTAAAAACAACGGTAAATATTCTTGTCGATGATGAAGAAGATTACTGGGAAATAAAACAGAATGCGTTAAACGCAGTTCACGACAAAATCCACTTTCTTGAAAAAGATTCTTTTTATATAAATTATGACAAGTGAATTTCTTTGGGTTGAGAAATATCGTCCCAAAACAATTGAAGATTGTATTCTTCCAGAGGATACTAAAAAAACATTTAAGGAATTTGTAGAGAAGGGTGAGATTCCAAATCTCCTTCTTGCTGGACCTCCTGGTATTGGTAAAACAACAATTGCAAAAGCACTATGTAACGAACTGGGGGCAGATTTTTATGTCATCAACGGATCCGACGAGGGGCGTTTCCTGGATACTGTACGAAACCAAGCAAAGAACTTTGCTTCGACCGTCTCACTTACGGGATCTTCTAAACACAAAGTCATCATTATCGATGAGGCAGATAACACAGGGAACGACGTACAACTCCTACTACGGGCGAATATTGAGGCATTTTATAGCAACTGTCGATTCATCTTCACCTGTAACTACAAGAACAAGATCATCGAACCTCTTCATTCCCGTTGTGCCGTTATCGACTTCACAATCAAAGGAAAGCAAAAGGCACAACTCGCAGGATCCTTCTTCAAGCGTCTCCAAACGATCCTTGATCAGGAGAGGATTGAGTACGACCAAAAAGTTCTTGCGGAGTTGGTATCGAAGCACTTCCCAGACTTTCGTAGGGTCCTTAACGAGTGTCAGAGGTACGCTACGGGAGGAAAAATCGACTCGGGCATTCTTGCATCTTTCTCAGACATCTCTGTAAATGAACTCGTCAAGAACCTCAAGGAGAAGAACTTCCCAGAAGTCCGTAAGTGGGTGGTCTCCAACTTGGACAACGATGCTTCTCATCTACTTCGCAGGATTTATGACGCCTGTTACGATTGCCTTCTACCCCAATCTATCCCTGCTGCCGTTCTTGTTATTGCTAAGTATCAATACCAATGTGCGTTCGTGGCTGACCAGGAAATTAACCTCCTAGCAGCACTAACTGAAATTATGTGTGAGTGTGAGTTCAAATGACAACAACTTTCTATAATCACTTATTGAAGTATATTTTTAAATATAAAGAGATACATTGGTGTAGATTTACAGAACACTCAAAATATACTAATAATATTGGTTTAATGTATGGTGGGTTTGTTTATGCATTTGTTTGGAATAACGTAAAACCTTCTTCAAATCAAACTATTTTTAATTTTCCCGGTAACTGTGTTTATATTGGACAAACTACCGCAGAAGAATATTGTGATAAAAAAAGTCATAGATTGACAAAATTATATTCTTCTTCAGCAAAAAGAATGCAGGAACATTTTACTGCTTTAGTTGGGGGTAAATCTAAAGAAGAAAAGTATGAATTATTTTATGAAAAATATGGATATGGGAAAAATGTTTTAGATGGTGAAAATACATTGTGGTTAATGATGATTCCGGTTATGTCGGAAAAATCATATTTTGTAGATCTTAATAAAAGATCTTGGGCTCTTGCTCTTGAAGCAATGATGATTTTTTTCTATGGATTATTTAATGGTTCAACCCCATTTATGAATCGTCAAGTTATAGTAAAAGATAAAAAAACTGATACGTTTTCTTTTGAATTAAGTGAAACCAAAAATTCAATTTTGGAGTTTATGCAATGAAATCTCTAAAGACACCATTACGCTGGCCTGGCGGCAAGTCCCGTGCTTGCGTCAAGATGGATCCATACTTTCCTGATCTACGAAACTATGATGAGTTTCGGGAACCCTTCTTGGGTGGTGGATCTGTAGCAATTCATATTACAAAGAAATATCCAGATCTTAAAATTTGGGTGAATGATCTTTATCCCCCTCTTGTAATTTTCTGGCAACAACTCCAGATGTTTGGGGAAGAACTGAAAGAACATCTTCTCCATTTCAAAAGTGTTTGTCCCGACCCAGAATCTGCTAGGGGTCTTTTCGATATCTCAAAGCAGATTTTAAATGACCCAAACACTGGTGATTTTGAACGTGCTGCAAGATTCTATATTGTAAATAAGTGCTCTTTTAGTGGTCTGACAGAAATTTCTTCTTTTTCTGCACAAGCCTCTAACTCTAATTTCAGTGTAAGGGGTATTGAAAAACTTCCCGAATATTCTAAACTTATTGAAAAATGGCGTATAACTAATTACTCTTATGACTACTTGATGGATGGAAACGAGAGTGCTTTTATGTATCTCGATCCTCCTTATGACATTAAGGATAATCTCTATGGGCGTAAAGGATCAATGCACAAAGGATTTGATCACGATAAGTTTGCTGCTGATTGTAATGCTAACAATATGGATATGTTGGTAAGTTATAATACTGATCAACTTGTAAAAAACCGCTTTTTAGGTGGAAAATGGAACGCTGCTGAGTTTGAGTTGACTTATACAATGCGTTCTGTTGGTGAATATATGCGGAACCAAAAACAAAGAAAGGAACTGTTACTTTTTAATTATGGAATTGAAGGACTGGTTAAACTCGATCAATCAGACGAAACAGAATCTGATTGATGAGGATCCTTCTTTATCGAAGGAATATGCACCATATATTATTAATCGTTGTTTATCTGGACATATTGATACCATTCTTTTTGCAAATGAGATTAATATGAATTCTCATTTGGATAAAGATATGCAATATTCTTTTTTTCTAAATACTATAAGAAAAAGGAAGAGATTTTCTCCCTGGCTCCGTAAAGATAAAATTAAAGACTTAGAATGTGTAAAAAGTTATTATGGTTATAGTAACGAGAAGGCATCTCAAGCACTGAAAATTTTGTCAAAAGAGCAGATCAACTTTATCAAACAACGACTTGAAATTGGCGGAACAAAATGACAACTCAAACTATTGAACCTCAGGTAAATTGGTCGCAAGACCAAATGGTTGAAGTTATTCTCAATGAACCAGATGATTTTCTTAAGGTTCGTGAAACTTTAACTAGAATCGGAGTTGCTTCTAGAAAGGAGAAAAAACTCTATCAATCTTGCCATATTCTTCATAAGCAAGGTAGGTATTTTATTGTTCATTTTAAAGAGCTATTTGCGCTTGATGGTAAGCACGCAAATCTAACTGTAAATGATGTTCAAAGACGTAATCGCATTGTTCGTCTTCTTGCTGATTGGGGACTGATTACTGTAATGAAACCAGATTCTATTTCTGATATTGCTCCATTGAATCAAATTAAAGTTCTTTCTTATAAAGACAAGGGGGACTGGATTCTGGAACAAAAGTATAATATTGGTAAGAAGGGAAAGAGTGCAGAAACCGAATAAATAATACGAGACCTTTTCGTGCGGTCTCTACAAAAGTCGGAACACCCTAAAAAGAGGTTCGGTTTTACCGATACCTCTTTTTTTCATATCTTGTATAATTAATAATGGATGCCGAGAGGGTCCACAAAACACAAACTCGCTTTTCAAGGAGCTACCATAATGACTAACCTTGCACGTTATACTGCTGCGGATTTAAATACTCTTCTAGACAAGATTACCCGCAACAGTATTGGAATGGACGAATATTTTGATCGTCTATTCAATCTTCATGAAACCACTTCTAACTATCCACCGTATAATCTTGTCCAAGTAAGCAATGTAGAATCTCGTTTAGAACTTGCACTTGCTGGATTTAAGAAGGAGGAAGTCAATGTATTCACAGAGTATGGAAAACTTTTTGTCGAGGGGCAAAAGGAGGACAGAGAAACTGATACCCGCTACGTCCATAAGGGATTGGCTCAAAGAAGTTTTAAGAGAGCATGGACATTATCCGATGACACAACAATCAAGGATGTCACTTTTGAGGATGGATTGCTAACCATTGTTCTTGGTAAAGTTGTTCCAGAGCATCATGTTCGTAAAGACTATCTCTAAATAAAAATAAAAAATGAAATCTTTCGACGAGTTCAAAACAATTGCATATAAGAATGCAGTTCCCCATACTGTTTATTCTGGTGGAAAATCAAAACAAATTTCAAAAGGAAAAGCAGTTCCTGTAAGAAGTCGTTCAAGTGCTGGTGGAAATGGAGACGGTGGCGATGGAAGTGGGGGAGATGGTGGGGAATAAATATAAC